CTGGGTGAGGTGCTCGCCGACATCACCGGCGGTTGCAGTGAGCTCGTTGCTCCACGTGTGCCCGCCATCGTCAGACCATGAGAGCATCACCTCTGGATCGCCGAGCCCGTCGCTGGTGTCGTCGTAGTTACCGGTCTCCATGTCCATCTCTACCGAATCGAGGACGGCCCAGTTGCCGTCGCCGATGGGCGGGGTGATCATCTCGCGTCGAATTGGTGAGCCGAGCTCGCTATGCTCAGTTGCGGATAGCTTGTGCACCATGGACCGCTCAAAGTCGCCCACGTATTCCACGCCGCCCCATGCGGCCACGAGCCCGGACGCCCTCCATCTCGACAACTGAGGGCCGTTAAAAAGGATGTCTGGACTGCCCATCTCGCTCCATAGCTGCGTTGATGTGTCGTATGAGATCGTGAACGTATCCCCCACGACGATATAAAAAACGTGGCCTCGGAATCTGCTGATGTACCCGCGCAAACCGTCTGGATTGGCCTCGTCCTCGACCAGCCTGGAGATGTGCGGCGTGGAAATCTTCTGGATCTGGCCGCCGGCAATTCGGTATGCGTTGAAATCGTCGCCGACAAAAAACGCAGAGACGTCATCCTTTGCAATGGTACCAGCGGCGAGAATGCCGCGCTCAACGACTCCGCCTGGTATGCGATCAAATGGGTACAGGTTGTTTCCTGAATTGTAATAAATCTCGATGGATCGCCGGCCGGCGGCGATTACGTTTCGCCCTACGGATATCCCAGACACAACCGAATCCGGGAAAGCGTCGGATGTAGTGAAGTCGAGCCCGCCAATTGTCGTTGCGTCGTCCAACCCAGACAGGAATATATTATCGGTGCTCTGCTGGAATCCGATAAGGTAACCGTCCTGGTATGCCGGGTACAGGCTGCGCTCCGGTAGCAAGCCAAACGCTGTGTTATTCGCGTAGTAGCAGTCAGTTCTTGTACACACCCAGACATGCGTACCGTTGTCTGCGAAGTAGACAGGCCCGCCATCCGGGATGTCACCGACCTTGACGGCCGTGGCGTTGCTGTCGATTCTGTACAGCTCAGATCCTATCGCTGCCCATATCTGGCCAAGGAAAAAATGAAGCCCGCGCACTGGCCCGTTCGCTGTCGTCCGAAGGTCGGCCCATGACTCCATGCCTGGGGACGAGTACACCGCAACGGGTGATGCCGCGGATTGTGGGTTTGGCTCAGCGTAGCAGTTAAGCAGTCGCTCGGCCGAGACGTTGAGCGCCCTGCCGCTGTAGCTTTGCACTGCCGATTGTAGAGGAGATCGGCGCATCAGTAGTTTTGCACCTGCACCCTTCTGCCGGGCCTGCGCCGGGCGACCTGGCGCGCCAACTCCAACTCACCTGCGACGCCAGCGGCGCGGATCTCCATCAGAGTCTGTCCGCTGTGCCCGTAGATGATAGCCAGCTTTGAAGCGACAAAATCCCTAAACGAGTCCTGGGACCAATCGGGGATCGCCGTCGTCTCCCACGGCGCGTGACCGAGCTTGCGCAACTGCGCGTGCGCTGTCGCTATGGCGTCATCGACTATGCCTGCGTCCTCGGACGTGGCTGCCTGCCCCTGGCCGAGGACGCCGAGGACTCGCAGGACAGCCGTCCTCGCGTCGCTGACGCCCCATGTGGCCATCCGCTACTCCTCGGCAGAATCCTGGTCCTGCAGTTCGTTGCTGCGCGCTTCGATGGCGGCAATGACGCCCTTGCGCGTCTCCCCCTTCGCGAGCTCGACCAGTTCCCCAAGAGAATCAATGCCGGAGACTACGGCGATTGCTTCCGGGCCGCGCATGTCGGCGAGCAGGGTCAGCGGCTTGCTCTGCGGCTTGCCGTTGAAATTTTCGACAATATCAAGGAAGTCCAAGGCGTTCACCTTGCTTATAATCTTGGCCCTGTCGAGGTCCGAACCCACGCGCGGGAGGGCCTGCGGCTTACCGATCTCCAGGGTCAGTCCAAGAAATTTCCACTTTTCTGCAGTAGTGAAAACCGTGATCGCCTCTCTGCCGTCCGGGTATCCTGCAGCAGCGTCGCCGGGATTCTCGTCTATCCTCTGCCGCGGGTCTCTCCGCTCCTCGTCCTTACGCACGCGCCCAAGCCGATTGCGGAACTTAGGGAAAAGCTGCGGCTCTACGGCATGGTCCTTGGCGCCGCCGAGGTACACAACCCCAAGCTTTTCGTACTCGGCGCGAGAAACTTTCTTCGGCTGTTCCATTTCCTACTCCTCGCCGCGACCGCCCAGCATGGTGCTGCGCCATGCTGGGACAGGTCTGCGGGTTTGACGTTACGCATCGGGCTCAGCTGACGTGTACAGCGTCAACATGCCGTGCTGTCTGCTGGACTGGTAGACCGGCTTGGCCACGCCACGGACCTCGGAGATGGACACGCCGTTCTGGTTGGCGTAATCGAAATCCTTGGTTTTGATCTTTGTGTGCCGTCCCCAGGCGATCAAAATCGCCTCGGCGCCCATGAAGAAGTTTGCCGAGATGTCCACGGTACCGCCGTTGCCGACGTCAGCCTTGATGGGGATCTCCGGTACTTCCATGACCGCCACATTACCGAGGACAATATCGGCCTCGGAAAAGATGGCGTTCTGCATTCCTCGCACATCCGCGTTCTGCCGGATGGTATCGATGTTGTCTTCGAGATCGCGCACAGGGAGGGATCCGGCGGCCAACACGAATACTTCCTTGCTACCGCCCTTCTCCATCTTGACCTTAACTGGCCGGATGTGAGGATCAGCAACCTTAGTCAGTCGCTTGGCCAGGCGGATGGTGTCCCGCTTGAGAATATCGTTTGTTCCGTCGATATTCGCCAAGCTGGAGCTGTGATCTTCGGTGCTGGAGTTCGATACAGCAGCGCCGAACAGGGCCCGGGTGTTGGTCGTAGAAACGTACTGGGCAGCCAGCCATGCGTCCTTTTGCAACTCGGTTGCGGAATCGTAAGCTGTCGTGCCGTCCACAACCGGCGAGTAGGCTGCCTGGATGATCTCATCGCGCAAGTCATCGGCGGCCCACAGGCGGAGCATTTCCTCGCTAGCCTCAGGTATGTCGATGTTCGTGCCCTTCTGCTCCATATAGGCGCTGACACAGGCGTTTCTGATCTGCGAAACAGTTACGGAATATTCGTAGGAGTCGAGCGCCTCCTCGTTTCCTTCCATCGTGTTGTCGCCGGTGATCCCTGACCCGTTAAGTCGCCCGATGAGTGCGGTGTGCACCTGCTTGCCTGGCTTGGTGGTCAGATCCTCAATCAGTCGAATCACCGAGTTGCTCCCGGTTCCCATCAGCTGATTGAATTGTGAGGCGCGCACGTATTCGATGCTGTGCCGCTTCTCCCACTGCTGAACAGATAGATTGGTGTTAATCGTGGTAACTGCCATGGCTTAAAAGCTCCTAGACGAAATTCCCCGATGCCATCGCCGATAGTGTGGCGCGTTCATGCAGGGTGGCACTGCCACCTTGGCTTGTAGCCCTGGCTGTGCCTGTGGTTGGGATGATCCTGTTGCTTTTTTGCAACTCTTCCTCGAATTCCTTGCGATGCTTCTCGCGGAGCTTGGAGTCATACTCGTCGATATCCGTAACCCCTGCAGCGCGTGACAAAATCTTGCCCTGTTGGTGGACAAACAGCGCGGCGTTGCCGCCCTGCTGGACCACGGCGCGAAGCTGCTGCAGTAGATAAGGATTCTTCCCGGCAGCGTCTATGAATGCTTGCCGCGTTTCGCGGTAGCCTTCAATCTGTTGCTCGGCAAATGAGTCGGACATCTCTATTTTCAGCGCGATGGGGTCAATATTCTGCTGTTGACCGAATTGCTGGCTGTATTTCTGGTAGTAGGCGCTGGGGCCCTCCTTCCAGAAAAATTCGTCCATCTCCTCGCGCGTCGGCTGCTTGGCTGCCTGCGTGTCTGGCTGCGCCGCGGCGCGCCCTTTGAGATAGGCATTCTCTCGCTCCATCTCACGATATCGCTGCTCAAGATCCTGACGCTTCTTTCGCTCCTCGATGGCTGCCTGCTTCAGGCCGCGATCCTGCTTCGCCTCTGGCGAAGCGTTGCCGCTGGTCTCAATATCTGTCTTGGTTTCTGTCGTCTCAACATCACCACCGGACTCGCCCGCTGCAGTCTCCTGCGTGGACTCGTCGTCGTGACTGCCATCGTCGGATGCTGTCTCGCGAGGAGCAGCAACAGCAGACTTTGGCACCCGTTTCTGCGTCGACGTCATTTCTCCCAAGATCGTGTCAGCCATCGCAAATCACCCTCTCCACATGTTGCGCCCGATTACGCCCGGCGTCGGCGAGTGGAGTAAATACATTGCCATACGCTTCATATATTGCAATGTAGTGCGACGCATGTTACACACAACGCCTCTGGCGAGCAAGCCAAAAAGGAGAATTGGAAAAATGTTTCGATATGCCTATGCCGCAGTAGCCCTGCTCATTTGCACCACCGTCTACGCAGACACCTCAGTGAACAGCGGCAAGTTTCGTTGCGCGAATTCAGGCCCGTACTACGGCCGCACCGATGGGCTGTGCCACGAAGTTGACACCAAGGGGCCGGTCATCATCGTCGACGGCTCGATCGGCTACATTCCGCCCAGCCCACACTACGTCAGCCTGTTTGAGGATTTCGCCGGCGACTCCGTTCTGCCGATTGTCGGCACGCCCGACGGCTCGCAAGGCCCGTGGGTCGGCACGCACACGAATGAGACCGACCCCGGACCGATCCAAAAGGCCGATTCGGACGACGGCGCGATGGAGCTCCTGCTCGACAGTACGTCTGAGGTCGGAGACATCACGCTCTACTGGGGCAACGAATCCAACATCGACAGCGACAAGGGCGCGATCTGCATCTTCCGCCTGCAGCTGCAGGTTGCCACAGCAGCGGCCGACTCGGTCAGTTGGGGGCTCATTGGCGCTCAAAACGATATCATCAGCTCGACCACCAACAACGCCTATTTTTCTGTCACCGGCGCCGATCTCAATCTCGACGTCAGCACAGACGACAACAGTACAGACGACGCGGACAACGACACCACTGTTGACCTCGTGGCGGCCACCTACTACGAGTTCATGATCTCGCTGTCGTCCGCCACTGGCAACAGCGCAACGGATGTTGGGTTCTACCACCGCGCCACCCTCGGCGGCGACTGGACCGAGTTGCTCACCGGGACCACGTTCAGCATAGGTGCAGATGTCGCGCTGCAACCATTCGTTCAAGTCGAGAAGACGTCTGGCACCACAACGCCGGACCTTCTGGTCGATTACATCCACTGCGCCTGGGAGCGCAGCTAATGCGACTGGCCGCAATTATCCTCTGCCCGGTGGTTCTCTTGTGCTGCGATTGCGCTGGGCGCGCCAAACAGCATCCAGCTGACGCTGCACGGCCGGCATGCGCCGCGAGTGAGCAGGTTTGTGACCACGACCAGCAGGGCGCCTATAACTGCGCCTGTCGATAGGGGTGCGCAATGGCACAGATCAACCCGGACCGCTACAAGTGGCTCGGCAACCGTAGCCCGATAACACACGGGCGAGATGACGGGTTCTTTTGGGACTCGACAGACGAGCGTGTCGTCTTTGTGCTGAATGACTCCGTGTATCAGGTCCCTCTCCACATCGATAGTCAGGCGCGCGGCGATATCATCCGCCGTGGCGCCAGCTCGTGGGAGCGTCACGCCGCCGCGACATCTGGGCAGGCCCTCATCGGCGATGGGACAGACATCGAATCCCAGGCGCTCACGGGAGATGTCACCATAACCGGTGGGGCCGTCACCGCCATTGGCGCAGCCAAGGTGCTGAGCGCTATGATGAACGAATCGCTTATCCGGTACACCGAGACGACCATAAGCGCGGCCGATATCGTCAGCACCTCGGCCGGCAAGCTCGGGCACGCCAACGGCCAGGAGGTCGTTGCCGCGCCTGGGGCAGATAAGGCGCTTGAGTTTGTGTCCGGTGTGCTGGTGTACGACTACGCCACGGCGGCCTACACCGCGGGTGGAGACCTATCGATAAACCACGCTGCCGGGGGCGCCTCGGTGTCCGGTGTCGTAAGCGCGGCCAGCAGCCTGGGCGCGACAGCTGACAAAACAGTCCTGCTCCGACCTGTCGGCCAGTCGCTTGTCACGAATGCCGCGCTACATCTCGTGGCTGCGGCAGCATTCACCGACCCCGGCACGGCGGTTGGTGTTGCGCGTCTGCGGGTCGCATACCGCATCCATGACCTCGGTCTCGACTGATGCGCATTGAGACGAGGTTAGACCAGTACATGGCCACCAAGAATGGTGACCGCTGGCGGATCAAGCGAAAGATGCTTTACCCGCGTCGCTGGGCCGCGCTCGCCACCAATCGCCTGAATATCGCAGGTGATACGATTATTGGGACTGAAGAGAATGTAACGCCCGAGGAGATGCGGTGCGCAGTGGCCGCGCTCATGGTCAAAGCCGAATTCAACGGGTCCCGGGTCGAGCTCAACCAGATATTGGAGTACGACGCGCGCAAGGACGAGGTCCACTGCATCGTGTCGAACGCGCAGGGCGAGCTTTTCGATGCGTGGGTCCCGGGGCATTCTGTTGCCGCTGTCGTGGCAGGGTGCAGGAAACTCGTCGGCCACCCTAATCGAAGGATGAGGCG